ATTTTGGAAATAAAATATTGCAAAATACAATTTTTTATTTTTTTTATTATAATATATATAATTTTTTGAAATTCTCTTTTTCTGTATTTCTTTTTGTTTTTCTGATGGTACAATTAAAATCAAAGATTTTAATTCTAGAACTAAATTAGCACAGCTAATTTAGTTGTACCCGTGAATGTATTATTTACTATATACATTTTTAATATATGATTTTTATATTTTGTATTGAATATGATGATTATTATGTAAATAAATAATTGTCGATAAAAAATCGCCATAATAATATTAGAAAGTAAATATGGGTCATAATTTTGTCAATAAATATTAAGATGATATGATATTATGGTAGTACAAATATACATTTTAAAATGATATAGAACTGTTCATATAAAATGTGCCCCTTCCTTTTTTGGGCTCGTTTCTCTCGCCCTTTCTTTTCTCTCATATTATGTGGTTATATGAATGCCAATTATTTCTAAAAAAGTATCCAATGATATTTTCAACCAACTCTTATAAACCCCTTCCCCATATGTTGTACTAAATTCATTATACGAAAAAAACAACAAATTCTTTTTATTATCCAACTGAGTATAAAATAATTTTGCTTCTTCTAATTTATCATCTATTATTTCATATATTATTTTACCTTCTTCATTTATTATTCGTATTCCATACACTTTTTCATTTGTATATATTCCCATTTTCTTTTTTATCCTTATTTCTTTATTTTTGTATAAATTAACTATTCATTCTTTTTGATATATCATTTAATAATTTTAATTGTTTCTCTCTTTGTTGTATTGCTATATAATTAAAACATAATGACCACATACCACCTACTACGTATATTATTTTGAAACCTACGTGTGTGTTTGTCATTTATTATCTTCTAATAATAATTATTTATAATATTATAAAATATTTCATAAAGTAAATAGGGCTCGTTTCACTCGCCCTTTATTATTAATCTAAATAATATTTCTTATTAAGTTCTCTTTTTTTGTGAATTTTCTTGTTATTACAAGTACCCTTGCTACATAAATTACATGTTCCATGGTTTGCTGTACATCTAATAATTCTTGGAATTTTTTTAAGTGTGTAAACGTTTGTATTACAATACTTTTTAATATAGTCTGGCATCCGTTCATATTCTTTAGATGAAACTTTGAGATTTACCATTTTCATCTTTTTTGTTATTGGTGTCATATCTATATTTTCATTATACTCTTTCATGATGTTTATATATTTGTATATTTATTTTTATATTATATATTTAATTCAATTTTTCATACAATCTATTCGTAATATTTATTTATCATTGTTTGTGTTGATGTCTTATATGAAGAATATACTAAAAAATCAATCTTATCAAATATATTATTTTTTATCATATAATATATTTATAAATTAAGATGTATCATTTTGTTTCTGTTTTATTAGTTTCTTCTTCATCTTCTTCATCTGCAGGTAACTTTTCTACACAACATTTGCAATATACTCCGTGTTTTGTGTAATAAGTGCGATAAGAGTTTATATTAATTTCTCCCTGACATCCATCACAATTTGTATAAATTTCTTCTGGTTCATTATCGGATACATCCTTTGTATCTTTTACGGTGGTTGTTTTTTCTTTATCCATTTGTTAGTTATTGTTTAATGATGTGATGTATTTATATCAATTAATAATTTCAATTGTTTGTTATTTATAATAATTGAATTTATAAAACTATAATATTAATTAACTAATAATAAATAGAAATGGCAAAAGAATTAGAAACATTTTTCTTAGTTTTTTACGATAATATTAATAAAATTAATACTAAATATGAAAATGCAAATGATAATATATCTAGAAATGGCATATTAGGATCATATAAAGGACTTATATATGATATCATATATGAAATTTCATGTGAACTCAAAAATGATCCTGAAACACAAAATGATGCTAATCAATTCCATAATAATATTTTTAATCCCTTTATGATTGCTCAAAATGAATTAAAAATGTCTGATTTTTTGAAAAGATCCTTAATGTGTTCTCTACATTTTTGTCAAAAAAGTAAAGATATTATTTCTAACTTTGTTGATATGATTTACATTGATAACTATAAATTTATTAACGATAAAAATGATAAAAGATCTAAACTTTATCTAAAAAAATTACAAATTAATGTATTAAGTAAATGGAAAATTTCAAAAAATAATGATTATTATCAAGATTATACTGAATATAATACATTATTACAAAAAATTGGATTAAATTATTATCCTAGTATGGATATATACAGTTCAATTGCATTGATTAATAATATAAATAAAAATATTGATGAATTTATTATATTTTTTGAAAAATTAACTGAAAAATACAATAAATATGATAAATTAGATAATATTAAAAATACTATTGTTAAACAAACTATACCAAAAAGTATTATTGAAAATACTAATATTGTTAAAGAAACAAAAACTACTAAAAAAATAAAAGAAGAAGAAAAAAATGATAATATAGAAAAAGAAACTAAGACTAGAAAGAAAAAAGAAAAAATACCAGCTAGTGTTAAAAATACATTATGGCGATTACATTTTAATGATAATATTGAAGGTAAATGTAATTGTTGTAAAGTAGAAAGTATTAGTAAGCAAAATTTTCATTGTGGGCATATCATTAGTGAAAAAAATGGTGGTGAAGTAAATTTAGATAATTTAAAACCTATTTGTGCATCATGTAATTCATCAATGGGTACTATGAATATGAATGATTTCATTACTAAATATGGATTTGATAAAATAAAATAATTTATTCATTCTTTTCTTTATTATTATTAATTATTTCAATATTAATTTCTTGATCTATTTTATCATCATCAGATGAATAATCTATATCATCAGATGATGAATAAATATCATATACATCATTTAATTTATTTAAATTATTATTAATATTTTCTAATTTATTTCTTAATTTATTATGTTTTTTATTTAATTGTATTATGTTTTTTTCAGTATTATTTATTATATAATATTGAATATGTTCTATTTGTATTTCTATATTTTTTTTCTGTCTAGATAAATATATTATTTTTTCTTTATCGTCATTATATAATTGTAATTTTCTAATTGTTTCATTATTTTCTAGCATAATTTTATTTAATTTTTTATTTTGTTCTAATAATGATTTATATATAATAAATTTATTATAATAATCTTCTGCTATTTTTTTAATATTTTTTAACAATTTATCATATACTTTTCGATAACCAATTAAATCTAATTCCATCATTCTGTACATCTGAGGTTCCATATCTACAGTATTATCAGTTTTAAATTCCTTAATCATATCTATTAATATATTTGGAAGTATATAATGTAATTCACCACATTGTATATATTCAGGTTTCCCATATCTATCACAATGATCTTTACCAATACAATAATAATCTCCATAATTATCAAAAACTAGCATACAAGGTCTACAAGTATGATGCATATTTCCTGTCAAATTTGTAAATTGTATTTTATGTATAGCATATCTATTTTTATCCATATTAGTAATAAATGTATCAAACTCTGTTTTTATCAAACCATAATCTTTTTCATATCCATCACTTAAATTATATGAAATATTATTTTGATGTTCTAATAATTTTTTATCATACATTTCTTTCATTTTAGTATTACATTGTGTAAAAATATCATCTATAAAATTAGTAACTTCTGCCATTTGTTTTATATTTTGTAAAATAAATCGAATAAGAAATATACTTTCAATTTTTATTTTACAAAATAAGACGTTATTATTTTGTTTATATTTTAATCAATCTTCATCATCTTCATTATCCGAATCATCTTCTTTAATCCCCAAATATCTTTTTAACGAAGAACATAATTTATTATTTAAATCATCAAAAAATATATTTTTATCTTCATAATCTAATAGTATTATATTTCTTTCTTTTTTCTTTGCATTTTCTATTTTAAACTTAATCATTGATAAAAATTCATCAATATATATAGGAAATTGACCTTTTTTTTCTTGATAATCATCTTTATTTTTCTTATACTGATCAATTAAAAAATTTACAAAATCATTTGGATTTTTTTCATTTTCTGGACAATTTTGTCTCCAATATTTATAAAAATAATATATACTATTGTTTTCAGTAATATAATCTTCTTTTAAATATTCATATATTGTATTTTTTAATAAATTATTATCTATTTGATTTTCCCAATCTATATAATAAGGCTCTTTATGATCTAATGAAAATACAACTGTTTTAATTTTCTTACCATTAAACCGTTTATAATTTTCCTGATCTTTTTTTACGTTACTAACTAAATAAGTATCAAATATACTATTCATTAAAACTTCATTATAATTTAATTGATTGAATTGTGGTTTGACATATCCAATAATAATATTTTCATCGTCATATCCAATTAATTGAAATTTTTCTTTCCATAATTTATAATTTTCATTATTACCATTATATGAAACATGATGATTAATTAACCAACTTATTTTAGGATATTTTTCATGAAATATTTTTAATGTATTTTTAATATCTTTAACTTTATCAAAATGATTATGAAGATAATCTTTCATTTTATTTATATTTGTACTTGTATGTTCAAATTCTGTATTAAAATGTGTTTTACATAAACATTCATCATGACCATCTGGTGATATACTAAATGAGTGATTATATACATCTATTATATTATATATATCATTAATAGTTGTATCTGCATATTTTCCATTTTGTTTTATTTGCAACATATAATGTAATATTACACATTCAAATGGACATAAAACCGGTATATTTTTTTTTATTTTTGTTAATTTATTTTTAATATTTATCATATTATCATATATAATATTAAAATATTTTTTATAATCACTTCCAATATCAGATAAGCGAATAACAGATAAATTATTCTTATTAATTTGACTATTATAAATTTTCCAATCATTTGCTTTTGTAATATCAGATTCACATATTTCTTGCCATTTTGCAATAATTTGTTTTTTAAATCTATCATCATTTTTAATTTCTTTATTCATTATTTCTATTTGAATATTTATAAATAATGATGCATATCGAATTAAATGATTTCCCATATCAACAATTCGTTTTTCATCTTTAGGATCTTCAATTTTTTCAAGATTAATTTTATCTATTATTATTTTTTTGAATTCAATATAAGATTTATTATTTGATCCATCAATTACATTACCATATTTAATACTATTTGAAATATAAAATTTAGGTTCAATTGTATTATCAAAATCATTATTATATCTATATTTATTAAGTTTTTGTGCAATATCATCATTATTATTTTCATATCGAATATATAATTTTTCTTTCATTCGTGTAAATGCTACATGAATTAAAGAATTATATATTAGATTATCTTTTTGATGATTACTACATATTTTTATAGCACCTTCATTTAAACCAATTACAAATACAATTGGTCTACCATCTCCTTTAGAAGAATGTATTGATACTATTCTCGTTGAATTTTTTGATTCATCTAAATCAATTGTATTTCCATCTTCCGATTTATGAAATATTGCATATCTAATATATTCTTCGGTATTATTTCCAATTTTTTGTTTCCAATACATGTCTATTGCAAGTTGTAATGCATTTACAAGCGGATTATTTTTAGTAAAAGGAGTTATAATTAAAAAATCATTTGGTTTTCTATTATTTTCATCAACTTCATTTTTAAAATAATTCATAATTTTATCAATTTCAATATTAATTTTATCATCAGAATCCATTGCATATATAGTTTGACCATCAAAAAAATGTAAGGAATTATCATCTTTACTATTTATTTCGGATGGCTGAATAATAGGAAGATCATATTTTTGAAAAGGTACAAGTTCATTTACAAAATGTACTAATTTTGAATTAGTAAATCGTCTACATATATTTGTTTGTGGTAATTTAATAGTATTAATATCTGGAAAATGATTATCAATTAAATATGTAAAAGAATTTGGTTCATTTGAAATACTTTGTAATTTATCTCCTACAATATAAGCATCAATATATTTATGTCTCATAATATTGATAATAGCTTCTGCATAATTAACTGCTAAATCTTGAGCTTCATCTAAAATCAATAATATTTCTTTATTTAATTTTGGATCTATACCCGCAAATTTTATTTTACCTTGTTTATCTGTTCGAATATAATCATCAATTATAGAATTTACAATTCCTATAAATTTTTCATATTCACTCGAATTTTTATTTCCAATACTATACATTAGTGAATCAATTGTAGCTATAATCATTTGATAATTTTTATTATTTTTAGAATTACGATATGATATAATATATTTTTTATTATCTTCATTTATATTGACATCTATAATATAAGTTAATTTATTATCTTTATTTTTTACATATCGCTCATAAAATTGTTCTTTAATTACATATTTAGCAGAATGTTGCTTAGTTACAAAAATAAAATATTTATAATGTAATTTGTCATCATCCTGTAACATATTAATAATACTATATGTTTTACCATTACCAGCACCTTGTTGGTTAATATATAATTTAAATTGTGAAGGTTCTTCTTTTGACCATAAATTAATATTATTTTTTAATGAATCTATAAATTTATCTTTTTCAATTGAATTTTCAACATCTATCATGTAACTTTTAACTTTATTAGGATTTATTTTATAAATATTTTTATTTATATCTATATAAATACTATCATAACTAGTAAAACTTTCATGTTTCCAATGATCAGATATAAAATGTAAATATGTACTACTATCATTTCGCTTAACAATATTAATATTAGATTCATCACCATGAATAATCCATATAATATCTTTCTTATGCAATTGATAATCTTTCTTACGATTATCAATTTCTTCTTTTGTTATTTTACTATGTTGTAATTCAATATTTGTTTTTTCATTTAAACATACATCTGCACGACGATTTTTTACTTGATCAGAATTCTTCTTTTTAAATTCTATTTCTGTTTTGGGAAAATAACCTTGCCATTCAGAATGCCATAACGTCATAGGATGATCATCAACATCTCCATCAAATTTATGTCTAAAATATGGTTTTACAATTTTGCCTTTTGCCAAAATTAATTCATGATTGTTTGCACATTTAATAATTTTATTTTTATATTTATTTTCATTATGAATATAATCTCCAATTTCAATTAATTTATTTTTAATGTATGCATATTGTGATTGAAAATGTTTATTGCATTGAATATGTATCATTTTTATATATTAATATTGACACTATATTATTAAAATTATTATTATGATACATTATTCTTAAATTTTTATATTAACAATCTTCTGGATTATATTCTAATGTATCTGAAATACCTAAATTACCGTGTAGTGCCAACATAAATTTAGGTGGATTATATTCACCATATTTAGATACAATTTCAAATACTTTATCCACTACACTAGTATCAATTGATTTCATATCTTCTAAAGAAGCACAAGATTTACCATAAATAAAATCATAACATGCTCCTTTATTCGTAAATAAAGCATATCTTTCCAAATCATAAATTCCTAAAAAATCATAACTCAAAATTTTTTCTTGATTTTTTTCATTAAATCCATATACAATACATGGTGCATAATAACCCCAACCCATTTCTATATAATAAATAAAGAATTAATTTATGTATTTTACACATAAATGTAAATGAAAATATACCAAAATTAATTAAATTCTGGTATGTCGCAAATATTCATTCCTAATCCAATACATGCTTCTTTGCTATATCTTAATTGAAATGAATTAAATTTACATGCATTCTTTTTAACAAGTTCTTTCAAATCACCATTTGGATTGATAGGTATTTTTAATACATTAAAACTCCATATAATATCAGAAATTTCTTTTGGTACAAACTCATTAATTTTGTTTCCTACCTTATTTTTAATTTTAAATTTTAATTCAGATGATATCTCCATAGTTAATTTTGCCAAGCCCCAAATAACATTTGATAATTCATGTGAACGAAATTTATTGATATATTTATCTACATAATATGGTATGTTTATACGCCAAGAAGGATCACATATATTTAACTTTGCAACACTGTGAATTAGTCTTGAATAATCATAACCATTATATCTTTGATCATAAAAATCAATATAATCTTTTATTTCTGACACATCAATTTCTAATCTATCAAACTCTAACTTTGCATATGATTCAAGAATACTTATAATTTGATTATTATTAAATTTATGAATATGAGAAAATATTACATTTTTTAATCTTGTATAGTATTCTATTTTAGATACACAATACTCATCAAATTTAAATTTTGAACATGAATTTAATATTAATAACAAACTATCAATATTAAATTCATGTATATATTCCCATGCAATATTAAAAATACTATTCATTAATTTATTTTTACATCTAATTTTTATTGCACTATAAATAATATCACATATATTAGACATAATTACTTCTTTCATTTCATCTGAAATATCATCTTCAGGATTAATCATATATAATAACTTCCATTCAGATACACAAATATTAAAATTATTATCTTCAATATTTTTCATGTCTGAAATAAACAGACATAATTTAACATATTGATCAGCTGTTAAATCATTTTTATATGTGTATAAAAATGATTTAATATTGTCTGATGATTGTCTTTGTGAAATAAAAACATTAAAAGTATAATCAAATGATGTATTAGCCATAATAAAATTACATATATTAACTATATATGTAAGTATTCTTTTTTCAATTTTTATAAATTAACCTGTATCTTCTTGACTATTAATACATACAACACCAGCTTCATCTAATGATATTCCAATATGTTTACATATCAAGTATTGTTTATTACGCCAAAAATGTTCTGTATCATTACCAAGATAAACTTGCTCAGATGCTATACTTTTTGCTTCTTCAGGTGTTCTGGCAATTATAACCATTTTGTATACTACACTCGCAGAATATGCAACTGGTTTAAACGTTCCATCATCTTTCCAATATACACTATATATATTATTATACCCTATATCATTCTTCATTAATTTATTATATTTATTGGCTTGTATCATTTCTTGTACATTTATTTTTGCAATTTCTTCAAATAATGCTTGTGTTTTATCTTCTTGTAATTTCTTTTTTTGCAGTTTTGCTTGTTTCTTCTCTGCTATCTTTTTTATTTTGTACATATCTGGATCTTTAAGAAATTCAATGTGTTCTGTTGGTGTAAATGCATACCATGATACATTTTGATTTATCTTTTTAATTATTCTTGTTGTATGTAATGTATATACATCTTTATTTGATTCTACTATATAACCCCAATATTCTTGTAGATTGTCATTATTAACAACGATATCACCTATTTCTGGTAGTCTAACATCCATTTTGTTATAATATAGTAATTAATAATTAGATTTATATACATTTATTTTTTCAATTTTTAATGATTATACGTATGTTGCACGTGTCTAATATTCGGCATATTATTAAATACAAAACTACGATGAAATAATCCATCTGAATTAATAATAATATTATCATATGAATCAATAAATAAATAATTACATGCACTATCATTTAAATGACCATCTGTAAATGTTCCTGCATCACCTCCAATTGAATTTTGCCAATACTCAAAATATGAATTATCTTCACCCTTTCTATTTGTTGAATGATTATATACCCAATTATTCCAATATGATCTATGAACACCATAAAATCCTGCGGCATTTGATTCCATTTCTTGTTCAGTATACGTTTTGCATGGATACATAGACGATGGTAAAAATTTAGTTATTCTAAAATTAGGTAGTAATGTAAACCATACTTGTTGATCTAATGCATATTGTGCCTTTAATAAAAATGTCATATATTCTGGATCTGTCTTTGCAGGAAATTTAAATGTTGCAAGATCACTGAATTTACATGCAACGGGATATGTACCAAATGCATTTGTAACGGAACCACTAAATGTTTTATCCCAATATGCGGCAGGATTTTGACAATACATTTCAAAATCTACATCTAATTGTTCACTTGTTTTTTGAAATCGCATCAACATACTACTCATTTGTCCAAGTAATGATACCGGTGTAGATGTTGAATATGAATCTAATATACAACATGCAAAACTAGAAACAAATACACCAATAGGTCCACCAATATCACCAATACCTAAAAATGCACTTGATAATATATCAAGACCAACTTCTAATGCAGGATCATGATCATCAGCTAGAGATAAAAGTGCATATGCATTTAATATTTTTGTTTGTCCTTGTACATATAACTCATCATTAAATGTAATTATGTTACGAAGATTATCTTTTACGCATACAATTTGTTCATCAGTTGGCGAAGACATTTATAAATATAATTAATATAGTATCTTTATACTAATTATATATTTAATTTTTATAAAAAAAATTTAATACAACTATAGATTAAACCTTAGTTGCATAATTCATAATGGCATCCTCCAATGCCATTCGAGTTGTCATACGTACTGAAGGAGGGTATTGCATAATCTCATTTTGCATATCCGCCCATGCCAGCTCACATGCCATGACAATACCCAATCCCGCCTTAGTCTGCCCTTTCAGGTTAGGAACTACTGTCTTATCCCACGCTTTCTTACCTCCACGCACAGAAACAATCTCATCTGGACAAGGCATAACCTCTGGAAAGGAAAACTTATTCTTAGGAAAAGTCATCAAGTCTGAAAAATATGCCATGAAATTTACAAGTTATAACTATCTAATACTAATCGACATTACATATAATTTATTTTTCAATTTTTTAAATTAACCTCTATCTTTCTTGACTATCGATTACTCAATCTTAGTTGCACATGCCATAATTCCATTATATAATGCTGTATGAATCATCTCACGAACTGGAGGTGGATACTTCATTACAACATTCTCCATTCGTTTCCATGCATTATCACACATTGACATAACACTCAATCCTACCATAGTTTGACCTGCTAAGCAATAAACAATCGATGACCATTCATCATAACCACCGTGTACATAATGAAGAGCATCGGGACATGGAATTTCTATTGAAAAGTCATACACAGATCTAGGAGCCAAGTCAGAAAAAGTAAGTGCCATAAAATACAAGTTATAACTACAGATATTACCTAACATTAATAAACATAATAATACATATTTTTTTCAATTTTATTAAACTAATAATCCTCTTGTTTTACTTCATCTTTATACTTCAATTCAGATTTTAATTTTATGTCGTTAATTATCATATTAAGACAACCTTTTTGTCTAGTAAAATATGAACCAATAATATTTACACAATCATCATTTAGAATAGTATTTCCTTTTCCGAATGTATGCTGAAGAGCAAGAATATTTCTTATATTTTCTTTGTCTTCATGATACTTTTTTATATTGTTAATAATATGTTTAACATAGTTACTACTTGTATATCCATAAGATAATTTATACTCAAATGCAATAGTACAAAATTCTTTAGTAAAAGGATTATACTTCCAACTTAAGTCTTTAATAGTTTTAGGTAGTAAAGGCAATATTGAAAGTTTATTACCATCACAATTTAATGCCTCTAGAGTTTCAGGAAGTAAAGGCAATTCAGTAATCCGATTATTTAAAATATAAAGTGTTTTTAAATTTTTTGGAAGTGTCGGTAATTTACGAAGTTTATTATTATAACATGACAAGTATTTTACGGTTTCAGGAACTAAATACAATAGCTTAATATTATTATCTGAACAATTAAACGATATTAAATTTTCTGGAAGACTAGGTAAAATATTAATTTTATTCATAGAACATACTAATTTTGTAAGTGTCTTAGGAAGTATAGGTAATATTGCGATCTGATTATTTGAACAATCAAATTCTATTAAATTTGATGGAAGATTATGTGGTAGTGTTATAATCTTATTATTTGAACATTTAAACTCTATTAAATTTGGTGGAAGATTAGATGGTAGTGTTATAATCTTATTACCATTACAACTAAATTTTTCTAAAGTTTCAGGTAGTAAAGGTAGTTTTATAATCTGATTATGTGAACAATCAAACTCAATTAAATTTTTAGGAAGATTCGGAAAATCTTCTAATTCATTACCATTACATTTAAAGATAGTCAGATTTGGTGGAAGTAGTGGTAATTTTTTAAGTTTATTACCACTACAACTAAAGCTAGTCAGATTTTCTGGAAGTGGTGGCAGATCTGTAAGCATCTTAAATGAAAGATCCAAATTCCCAGTTAATCTAGCCTCTGCAATTATTTTTTCAAAATTCATCTTTAATGACAATAGATGAATAATATATTGTTTAATATAAAATAATAGAATACTAAAATATGTATTTTTCAATTATTTATAAATTAATAATTACATTTTCTCATCATCTTCATTCCAATAATAGCATTGACATATTCTTTTTTATGTTATTAATCATTATATTAAGAGAACTTTGTTCTCCAGAAAAATATGAACCAATAACACTCAAACAATCGTCATTGAGAACAGTATTATTTCCTTTTCCAAGTATTTGCTGAACAGCAAGAAGATTTCTTATATTTTCATTGGTCTCATAATAATTTTTGATATTAAAAATACAGTTTGTGACAGAATATGGATTCAAATATACTCTAGACTTAAATGCCTTAGTATAAGGATTATTCTTAAACTCTATATTTGTAAGAGTTTTAGGAAGTAATGGTAAAATTGAGAGTTTATTATTTTTACAATTCAAGTACTGTAGAGTTTCAGGAAGTAAAGGTAAAATTAAGAGTTTATTATTTTCACAATTCAAGATCTCTAGAGTTTTAGGAAGTAATGGTAAAATTGGAAGTTTATTATTTTCACAATTCAAGATCTCTAGAGTTTTAGGAAGTAATGGTAAGATTGAAAGTTTATTATCTCTACAACGCAAAATTTTTAGAGTTTCAGGAAGCTTTGGTAAAATAGAAAGTTTATTATCATCACAACATAATTCCTCTAAAGTTTTAGGAAGTAAAGTTAATTTTGTAATTTGATTACTATCACACGATAATTGTCTTAAATTTTTAGGAAGTAAAGGTAAAATTGGAAGTTTATTATTTCTACAATACAAACCCATTAGAGTTTCAGGAAGCTTTGGTAAAATAGAAAGTTTATTATCACCACAAAACAAAAAATTTAAGATTTCAGGAAGCTTTGGTAAAATAGAAAGTTTATTTCCATGACAATCCAATGTATCCAATGTTTCAGGAAGTTTAGGTAAAATAGAAAGTTTATTATTTCTACAATCTAATGTAACTAATGTTTCAGGAAGTAAAGGCAATTCTATAATCTGATTATCTGAACAATATAACTTTATTAAATTTGTAGGAAGTTCAGGTAAATTATTGAGTTTATTTTCACTACAATCAATATTTGTCAAACTATTAGGAAGTGATGGTAGATTTTCAAGTTTATTATAATTACATTCTAACAAAGTCAGATTTTTTGGAAGACTAGGTAGCTCTTCTAGTTTATTCTCATTACAAATCAAAATAGTCAAACTTTCTGGAAGCGATGGTAGATGTTTTATAAAATTATCATTGCAAACTAATTTAGTCAGATTTTCTGGAAGTGGTGGTAAATAATCAAGTTTCATGTTAGAAACATCCAGTATCCCTGTAGATTGAGAGGCTGCGATTATTTTTTTAAGCTGTTTAAGCTTCATCTTTAATCGCAATTCCTTAAAGAATATATTGTTAATTTAAACAGTATTATAACATAATCATTTTTCAATTTTTTTAATATAAAATAATAATTACCTTTGACCTGATCCACCACATGTTGCACAAATTGATGAAATAATACGTTTTTCCCATCCTTTACCCATGCATTCACAACATGTTTTCTTACCTTCAGGGTGATTATAACACATATTGCATTCTACAGATATAGTTGGGTATACAGATCCCTCGCCTTTGCAATGCTTACACGTTGGCATTTTTAATTATTATTTAATAATATACATATTAATAAATAATAATTTCAATTTTTTTAAATTAATAATACATATGTCTAATACTTGGTATAAATAACAAAGTATTATCATTTAATAGATTTTTAATATAACTCTTATCATACGTAGTTGTTTTTATATAATTAATAGTTTTAGTGTTTGTTAATAACATATACAAAATGTTATATATATTTTGATTTTTTGTCATACGATATTTTAAATATATATAATTATATATTTTAGGTAAATCATGTGAAATATTAAAGTTAGGATTATTTAATATAATCTCTACAATTTCAGTATAACCTCTAATACCAGCGTATATTAATAGATTATTATTATTAATACTCGGATTAATATACTTATTATTTAATAATAATTTTACTATTTCGATGTGATTATATTTACATGCACTAATTAATAATTCATCATTATCATAATCTCTTAGATTAATACGCTTATTATTTAACAACATTTGTACAATATTATAATGTCCATTTTCACAAGCAAGTCTCAATGGTTCATTATTATCAATTCCCAGATTAATTTTTCTATCATTTACTTCTAACATTTTAGCAAGTAAAACATCTTTACCATACTTACATACATTTTTAATTAAACAATTATTACCTGTATAATATTTAACGCGAGGATCATTCAACAATATATCAATATAAATCTGATTATTATTATCACATGCATTTATTAATGCAATATCAAATTGATCTTTGGGAATATCATGATGTTTTAAACATTCAATTAAACGGTCTTGGTTATTATTAAATGTAGTATATAATTTTAATAATCCAAAGGTACTTCCCCATTTCATATGATTTGGATTATTTCGTTCACTATTACTAAGATGTATTAATCGTAGTGTACTATTAGGACATTCACGTGCGAGAATATCTAATACTGTCGAAATTTCTGAAAACTTGCGTTTCATTTTTGAAGAATACAAATATATATAAATATATTAAATAATATATTTTTCAATTTTTTTTTGTCTTATATTCTTGATAATAATTTATTGATTCACTATGATGTGGACACACTTGACCGTAATCATATGATTTTTCTAATAAGGTATTATTGTATTCTTCTCTGTATTTTTTATACAAAACCAAATATACTTTTCTATACTCTATACCATAATCAAATAAATAACGATACATATAATCAACAACATTGTCTTGATTAATTGCCAAATTTTCAGCAATTACATTTGCCTTTGTATGTGCTTCCAAATGTGCTTTAGCATGAGCATATTTTGTATGATTTTCATTTTCTGCTTCAATACATATTAAACATTCTGTTGGTGTAGTACCGTCAAATATATTTTCTCTTTCATAAAAGGGTATTTCTCCAAATTCTGCATTTTCATCTTTAATATTCACATATTTATCAGCAATATAATCATAATCTCGAGATATCATTTTTATTTTGTTTCAATTATATATATTATTTTATATTATTTTCAATTATTAATAAAATTTTATTTATATAATTAATTTATCTTTGTACGATTCTAATAAAACTAATTCTACATCATTTTTATCAATTGAAATTAAAAATATTGGATTTTTACTATATTGACCAATATATGATATATTATATAGAAATTTTATTTGTTTTTTTTCTAATTTATCAAACTTAACTTTAATTTTTATTTTTATAGGTTTTTCATTCATTTCAACCCATTTATTACCTTTGATAATCCAAAAATTATTATTACTACCAATTTTAATATCACCTTCTTTATAAAATGTTGCACTAATTGCAGGTCCCTTTCTATTTGGATCATTTTTTAATTTAAATTTACTAATATTCTTTTTTATTTGTGAAATATTCTTGTCATTTTTTAATGGACTTGAACATAAATATTGTTTATTATCAAATACTACTTCTGGAAAATTAAAATCTTGCTCCCAATATTTTTCTATATCTCCATAATTTATATCAAAATTCTTTGGTTGTTTAAGTACATAAGGTGGTAAATGACTAAATTGTAAATTAATATTGTAATTTTTTTGAATATATTTCCAACAATCTGTATGAATAAAAAATCCTGTTGGGTGTTTTTCATTATCATATTGATCGAGAGACATTGATATATGTTCATAACATTCATTATTTTTACAAAATACAACATTACAATTCATTTCTTTAACACCATGTATTACTTTATTATTTTCTAACAATATTGAACATTTATCCATCCATTTTACATCTTTTGATAATTTTTTAATTTCTGTAATTAAATTTTTTCTTGACTGTAATCTTTTCAAAATATCTTTTGCATATTTTGGATATGATGATTTAATTTCTTCATTTAGATATTCATAATTATCAATAATTGAATGACATGGATTACCACAAATAAAACAAAAAACGTCCCAACATCCCATATTATTTCTTTATACTATATATAATATTTTTAAATTTTTAGATAAAAATTGATTATTCTATATTTAAAATCATATTTATTTATTATACGCAATGTGTAAAATTATGGATTTTACTAACACAAATTTAAAAGACTTTATCAATAATATTATTGTATACAATAATATTGATGATATTTTAGACAAATGTAAAAATCAATCGATGAAAGGTTTCGTTTTTGAACGAATCTATGATATTATTATTAAATTAGGATTTTGTCCTTACTTTCCTAATTCTATATTTTCTCATAAAATTGGTAATTCAAATAATGGTAAATTAAAAACGTTAGAAAACTTAAATAAATATATTGCTGATGAAAAAGTTTGTAGTGGTAATTCAGGTGGATGTTCTGATATTACTTTACAAAATAAAAATGATAATACATATATTTTTATTAGTTCAAAATTTCCTAAATCTAAAGATGATATTACTAAAGAAAAATCAGTAGATTATTATGATATTCAAAATATTATAGCTATGAGAGATAAAAATAAAGAAATTTACAAGAATTATGATATATTTTTAATCGTTCCTGACAAAAATAAAGTTATGGAAAAGGTTAAAACCTCTAAAAAATCTAGTCAATATATAACTGATTATATTAAAGAAAATAAATTATTAGATAAGAATGACCTTAATAAATATTTTTTAGAGTTTAAAACTGATATTATTAACAATATGAATAGTTATGATAAATTTGATTACAATGAATTATATTTAACATCAAAAGATAAATTAAAATTACGTTTTCACCAAGAACTCATTACACAAAAAACAAGCAACCTAATTGAAGAAGGTCACAAATCATTTTTATGGGGATGTAAATGTAGAAGTGGTAAAACTTTTATGAGTGGCGGTATAATTATTAAAGAAGCTGATAAAAAAGATAAATTTAATGCATTAATTATTACTCCAGCTCCTACAGAAACAATACCACAATTTATAGATGATTTATTTGATAAGTTTAATGACTTTGATTATTTCAATATTCATAATATTAAAAGTTCTAAATCATTAAAAAAATTAGAATTAGATAATAATAATATTTTTATTATATCAAAACAATTATTACAAGATTATATTAATGATAAAACTATCATTAATATTAAAAATTTAAAATTAGATTTAATTATTTTTGATGAGAATCATTTTACAGGAACTACTGATTTATCAAAAGAAATCTTACATTCATATTCCTCAAAAAATACAGTTAATATATATTTAACTGCTACTTATTATAAACCATTAAAAGAATGGAATATACCCAATGAATGTCAAATGTATTGGGATATCGAAGATGAACAGATATGTAAAAGTATTCTTAATGATGAATCTAATATTAGTAAATTAAGGGAAAAACATAACGAAGAATGTATTAACAAAACTATTAAACATTATACAGATTTAGGTTATAGTATTAATGATATTTTTAAACCATATGAAAAAATGCCTGAATTATATCTAATTACTACAATGTTTGATAATCAAAGATATGAAACAATCAAAGAAAAAATTATGGATAGCAAATATGGGTTTAGTTTTGATGTTCTCTTCAGTTTAAAAAATAATAAAAATGAATTTAATTTTAGGGAAGATGTAAAAGTAATATTAAGATATATTTCGGGTTCTAATAAAGAAATTGATTATAAAAATGGTGATAAATCTATTTTTACAAGAATAAATAAAATTTGTTCAAGACCTCCATTTACTCAGATTTGGTTTTTACCTACAGATAATATTAATGAAATTTCAAATTGTTTAATAAAATTAATAGAAGAAGATAACATACTAAAACATTATGATGTTATGTGTATCAACCGTAAAAATAAAGAATTAGCAAAAGATGTTAAGGATGAAATTAATAAGCAAGAAATAATATCAAGAGAAAAAAACAAAAAAGGACTAATTTTGTTAGCTGGTTGTATGTTATCATTAGGTATTACTATTAATAGTTGTGATATTGTAATGTTAATGAATAATACTTTATCATCTGATAAAATAATGCAACAAATGTATCGCTGTATGACTGAAGGTGAAAATAAAAAAATGGGATTTGTTGTAGATTTAAATATTAGCCGAGTATTGAATACTTGTGTAAATTATACAATTTACAAAAACAGTAAAAGCATTGAAGACAAAATAAAGTATCTAATTGAAAATCATTTAATCAATATTGATACTGATATGATGGAAAATAAAAAATTAGATAGTAATAGTATTGTTAAAAAACTAATGGATATTTGGAAAGATGATCCAATTAATAGCTTCAAGTCATTATTAAGAAACTTAGATAATGATCATGTAGAATTTGACAATAATACCCAAAAATTAATTAATAGTTCCTTTGCAAATTCCGTAAAAGATAAAATTAGTGCTATTTTAGAAATAAAAGATAGCGATGATGAATTACAAGAATTACCATCGGGTAAAGAAAAAATTAAAATATCTGGTGAAAATGATAATGAATTATTAGAAGATACAGAAAGTGAAGAAGAAAAAGAAATAACTAAAATATCATTTACAAAAGAGGTTTTACCTTTTATAATTCCATTAACTTGTATTCTAACTATTGAAAATAATAATAAGGATTTTGTTAAGATGTTAAATGATATCAAAGAAGATAAAGAATTATTAGAAGTATTTGATGAACAATGTTTAATTTGGTATAATAAAAAAGGTTTAGTTAATTTCATTCAAGATATTATAAGTAAATACTTTGATAAAAATTCAAATACATATAATATCTCAATACAATTTAAGATGTCAATTAAAAGTTTAATAGATAGACCAAAAGAATTATTAGAATTAATTAATGAATGTCTTAAACCTAAAACAGTTGAAAAGAAAACATTTGGTGAAGTATTTACACCAATGAATTTTATTAACGATAAACAACTCAAAGATCTAGAAACCCATTGGAAAAGTAAATATAACGAAAATATTTGGACAAATGAAAAATTAACTTATTATGATCCTGCAGCTGGAATGGGAAATTATTCAATAGGTATTTATTATAAGTTAATTGAAGGTCTAAAAGATAAAATATCAAATGAACAAGAAAGAAAAAAACATATAATTGAAAAAATGTTATTCATGGGAGAATTAAACAAAAAGAATTGTTTTGTATTAAAACAAATATTTAATTTGAATAATGACTATAAATTAAACTTATATGAAGGCAATACATTAGAAGTTGATATAAATAATGTATTTGGTGAAACAAAATTTGATATTATAATTGGTAATCCACCTTATAATGAAGAATTAACAAAAGTAGGAGCAAAACCATTGTATAATAAATTTATTGAATATTATGTTAATAAATGTAACTATTTAACTTTTATTGTTCCAAGTCGTTGGTTTGCTGGTGGCAAAGGATTAGATAAATTTAGAGCAATGATGTTAAATAGAAAAGATATTGTTTATGTGACTCATTATGAAGATGCCTGTAAAATTTTCGGCAATAGTGTAGATATAAAAGGAGGTGTTAATTATTTCTTAATTGATAAAAGTTATAATGGATTATGTAATTATAATGGATCAAATATTCAATTAAATAAGTACGATATTGTGGTTGATAGTAAATATTATGATATCATTGAAAAAATATCTAAATATGATAGCATCACCAAATATTACATTAGTCAAGATTATTATAAAATTCAAACAAATGATTCAAGATTAATTGATGATAATAAAAAAGGATATATTAAATGTTATGTATCTCAACAAAAAGGTTTTCAAAAGTATATAAAAAAAGAAGAAATTAAAAAACCAACAAATAATTATAAAGTTATTACAGCTAGAGCAGCATTTGAAGCAAATAGTGGTTTTGGTAATACATTTGTTGGTAATTTAGATGAAGTTCATACTAAAAGTTATATATCTTTTAATGTTAATACTGAAAAAGAAGCTGTATCTTTAGTAAGTTATCTAAAATGTAAATTACCCAATTTTATGTTGTCAATTAGAAAATTATCACAAGATATATCAGAAAATACATGCAAGTGGATACCATTACCTACATTAGATAAAGAATGGACAGATGAAGATATTTATAAATATTTTAAACTTACAACTGAAGAAATTAACTTGGTAAAGGAAACAAAAATATCAGGATATAAAGATCCTATCAAAAAAGAATTAAATGATAATATTACCAAATCTGATTCAACAAAGACTAAAAGAATATCTAAAAAACAAAAATAAAAAATGATTATATAACCTTCTTTAATTTATAATAATTATTTAATGTATTCATAATTGATTTACACACAATCGTACGATTATTAACATCAACTACTTTAATTGCAGTTTCAATATCAATTTCACCATCATAATATTTGTATAACATGTCTAAGAACATTTGAATTTGCTCATCAATATCAGTGCATACGTCACCGTAATATTTTTCAAGAAATGAAAGTACAATCAATGGTTCATTTACCTCAGGGATCTTGCATAAAATAGAATATTCAGACATTATATTATTATGATTGATATATAATAATATATATGGTTTTCTTTTCAATTTTTACAATAAATTAATATATATAATAAATAAAGTAATGCTCACACTGGGGATTGCACCCAGGACCTTCGGCTCATAAGACCGACGCTCTACTACTAAGCTATGTGAGCAATTATATAGAACATTGTTATTAAAATGTTCTATTTTCAATTTTATATATTGATCACTAGACCGGTTGGCATTTCACCCTGCAATAGGTAGTTTATAAATGTAAATGTGAATTCCTTTTTCAACGTATAAATATGTCTTACCAGTTAATATATCTTCTGGTACATCAATATCTGAACAGATGGGGTAATCGTTAGAAACTCTTATTTGCTCCACATACTCCCCTGCATGTTTTTCCTTAACTGCTGCTGCAGCTGAAGTGAATGATGTATATACATTTTCATATGGTTCCCCATTCTCAATAACAACATAGACTGAAGACATTATTATATTCTGATATGATTATTAATGATTTCAACTTTTTAAGTGCCAGTTTAAAATGGCCGCGGGTCTAAATAATATTTATTGTTTTATGAATTAAATATATATTTTTCATAAAATCATGAGTATTTTCTTGTAGATCAATATTAAATTGCTCAATTTGATTTAGATTATTATCAGTTACAACTAATAATTCATGAGCAAACATTAACAATGCAGTTTCAAGTACATAAATATTTACGTATTCAACATATTTACGAAGATATATTGTTAATAGTGATTTAATTTTATTAATATTAACATTATCATTTGTATTATCTTTCAATGATTTATAATATCTATAAATATCATATAAATTATCATATTTAAATTTTAATGTTTTTTTATATTTTTCAGGATATCTTATTTTAATTTGATTTAATTGCATCAATAATGGATGAATAAAATGATTATTCTCATCTATAGGATTAACAAATCCTTCAAAATTTGAACAACATCCATGATCTACATCCATCATATCACATTTTGCATACTTTAATATTTCTTGACACTCGGGCATTTGCATAACAATATTATAAAAAGAAATTCTGTTATCTACACCTGAAAATGATTCAATAATCAAATACTTTTTGTTATTTTTTACATATTCTAAGAGTTGTTGTAAAAATGATACATTATTATTGTCACTAAGATAAAATTCAGTTGCTACAGAATATACTGTCATTTCATTATTTGACATTTTTGTATATTCATCATTAAATTCAATATTACTATCATCGAATTTAACATAATCTTGAAGTTTAAGAGGAAATTCCATATATGGATCAATTAATATAATTAACTTTTTATTTAGAAATTTATCTAAAAAAGTAGGATATTGTTGATGATGATCTCGATCAATTTCATTCACATATGGTAATGCAGAACCAATTGCGAAATAGATACATTCTGGTTTTGTAGTATCTAATGTTCTACTAATATCTTGAAAAGCCATCGTGTGTTAAATACTATTTATTTATGATTCAATATATATTTTATTTTTCAATTTTTATAATATAGTAAATAAAATATATATTATGAATTCAAATAATGAAGTTAGTATTCCTATTCATAATATACCACCACGTGCATATAAATTACAAGATATATTTCATATAGAAAGAACTTTTATTCATCGTACATTTGAAAAAGATAATGATGATATTATACAGTTTTTAGATACTATAAAAAAAGAAAGAATATTTGTAATTGCAAATGAAATACAAATAAAATCAAACTTACCAAAAAATTGTAAAGTATTTCGAAAATTATCAAAAGAAGAAAAAAATAAATTAAATAATAAACAATATATTACCTATGATGATTTAATAACATATTCTGAATCAACAAATTCAATACATCCTGATTATAGTATTAATTATGATAGATCTTATTATTCATGTGAACATAATATAGAATATATTTATTGTGTATTTGCAAATAATACTATAATTCAATATCAAAAAACAAATAATATTGAATATAATATCATTTATTTTGTTATAACAACTAATGAATTATGTAAAATAGATTTAGTTGAATTTAAAAATATACGAGAAATTGATTTTAATGATATATTACCTAATGAACAAGTATACCAATATGATGAATTAAAATCATTGCCTAAATATAGTATGGATTCTAATTTATATTCTTCAAAACTATCCTATGATGATATAAAAATTAAAAATGAATATAGTATACCACAAATAATAATTGACAAATATGTAGATCTACAATCAAATATAAGTAAATCTCCAGCTGTATCTATGATGAATAATCCAATAAGAAGTTCAATTGGTAGTCCTGTAGAAAATAGAACGCGAGCGAATTCACTTACAGAACCTACATCTGAATTACGTCCTAGATCACCACCTATGTCATCATCTAGATCACCACCTAGATCACCACCTAGATCAGCACCTACGTCACCAACTAGACCACAACAAAATACAAATGAATTAGATAAATATCAACCTATAACATATAAAGAATTAAATGAAAAATTATCAGAAACATATAATTTTCAAGAATGTATTCAATCCACTACCATTGACATAATAAGTGTATATTTGAAAGGACAAAAATTATTATATATAGAAGCAAAAGTTTATTGCGAGCAGTACCTGTATTCGTTAATGTTACCTGCTATTTTTATCACTGCTATTTGCTCTATATTAAGTCTTATATTAAGAGATTATTCCTATGGTTCAATAGTCGTCTCTTCTTTAACAGCAGTTAATTCATTTATATTAACATTAGTAACATATTTAAAACTAGATGCAAAAGCAGAAGCACATAAAACAACAGCATACTCGTTTGAAAAATTACAATCATTGTGTGAATTTAGTTCAGGTCGTCTTTTATTTATGGATAAAAATATATCACCTTCACAACTTGTTGAAAAAATAGCAACACAAGTAAAAGATATTAAAGATAAAAATCAATTTATATTACCCGAATATATACGTTATAAATTTCCAGTATTATATACAACAAATGTTTTTGCTGAAGTAAAACGAATTCAAATTAATGAAATACGTTTAATGAATAAATTAAAAGTTCTTATAAATGATAGTAAATTATTACAACAAAAGTTACAAGATGAAAATAAATTACATTCTCCTGAATTAGATAATAATTATACAAAACAAAATGAAGCATTTGATAATATAATAGAATATCGTACAAGATATATTGATATTGACCGAGATTTTAAAAGAGAAATTAAAGAATATATTGAATATAAAAAAAATAAATGTAATTGTTTTTCATGGTTAAAAACATAAATTAATTTTTTACACTGATCCAAGTAGATTCATAAAAATACACATTCATATAATCAGTAAATTTTTCAGTTGTATTTTGAATAATTGTATTAATAGAAGTAGGAAAAATTGACATCAATGCGATATCATTAAAATACAAATACATTACAAAAATTAGAAGTAATTCAGAAATAAAAAATACAAGTAAAAATATGATATCAACATTATCAACTGTGTATTCTACAATTTCATTGGCATATTCTAAAGACATATTTATATCATCTAATTTACAAATAATATCATTAATTTTTATTCTTTCTAATAATTTTGTATTAGTGTTAATAACAACAAATAAATTATCTCTAATACTTTTATAAATAATTCCATTTATTTTAACTAACTTATTTTTATTATATATTTTATAATATTGTATATAATCACCAACAGAATACTGTGGTTTAATATTTGTATCCAATTCTTCAATAGTTTTATCTAATTCTTGATTTATTGTTTCTAATTGATTGATATCTGTATCTAATTCTTCAATAGTTTTATCGATTTTTTCCATAGTTATATCTATTTCATCAATAGTTTTATTTAAGTTGTTCATACTTGTATCTAATTCGTCAATTACTGTATCCATTATGATTTTTTTATCATAGTATATATAGTTATATAATATGATAATTTCAATTTTCTAAACTAATTAATTTTTACAACATGCACAAGGCTTTTTTACAATATTCTCAATATATTCCCATATTGTTATAGGTAAAGTACCTTGTTGAAATCCAGTAATTAAATATGGTAATGGTAAACCATTTTCAGGTATTACTGTAGGTATATTATATTTTTCATTATAAATTCTCTGCCATCTATGCAATCTACCATTTTGATCTCGACAATGAATACTTTCATAACAATCATTATTTAGATTATATGTAATTGACTTGCGAACATCTAATAAATATTCGTCTGTTGGTTTATTTTCTATAATTGTCATTTTATTTATGTTATTTTATTAAATTAATATTAAATTAATTTTTCAATTTTATATATAATCACATATAATTGTTTTATATTCTTCATCTATTTTAATTAATTGAAATGGTTTTCCACAACCAAATATTAAATTATTATTAACATAATTATCACATTCTTCTTTTGTAGAATGTGGATTAATTTGTTTATTATTTTTTTTAAAAATACCGTGTCTAAATATAGCACATTTAATTTCTTCTATAATAATAAATAAATTACAATGTGGACAAACAACAACAAAATCTTTTTCAATCATGTAATTATATATATAAAATAATTACATTTTGAATTTAATTTAGAAATCCATAGGAAATAATAGATCGTCCTCTTTTGACTGATCAACTACAAGCGATTTTCTCACAACCGACTTATAGTTAACCGACTTGATTGAAATCGGTTTTCTCACAACCGGCTTAACAATCGGAATCGGCTTGGTGGGCGAGTCTTTTAAACTCTCACGGAATGCGTTCTCATCTTCGGGAGCAACGTAGAAAGCAGTGTTTAGAAAGTCAGACATTTGAATGTTGGACAAGCTTTATTTGGTTAGTTCTGTGTGTACTAAAATGTAAAGGACATTATAGGCATATATTTTTTCAATTTTTTATGTTATAAATATGATATATTCTTTTGTAATTTTCACTTTCAGTTTATCTGAACAAGTTATCATATATATTAATGGCTCGATATTTATATGTATTTTACATATTTTATCATATATTATTAATAGTAATTTATGCGATATTTTATTTGTTTTATTTTGATTACACCATTCATGTAATATAT